GGGGGATGCGTTCGTCCAGCGCGACGCGCCCTGCCTGATCCTCCACGGGGCCTCGACTGAGGCCTCGTGGTCCGGAGGTCCAGTTGTCAACGGCGGCAAAGTCGTTGGCGTGCACACGGGCTTTGACCCGGTCCGCGGTCGCAACACGGCGTCAAGCTTGGCGCCGTTCATGACCAGACTTGAGACCTCCGCGTACGACCCCTTTACCAAATCGGTTCAGTGGGACAGCCCCGACAACGACGGCGCCGATTTTGGCGACGCGGTGTACGCGTGGGGCGGGCCAGACTGCGATCAAGAGATGCAGCTGGTCGTGGACGAGGCAGGAACTCGGGGCAGGTCTCGCAAGAGCCGGCGCCGAGTTGGTGGCTGGGCCAACCACGTCGAGTCCGCCTGGACCGACGCGGAGTGGGAAGAGGATCCAACCTCCTGGGCCAACGTGGTCGAGGAGGCCAGCAAGCCTGCCAAGATGCCGGTAGTCCGCCAACAGGCGAACAAGCCGGTGGGTTTCTTCCGCAGGATGGCGTGCCTTGCTGCAAGCCGCCAGGCGGAGGACGACGACCCGCTGTGTTTTCCCTCAAGCGCGAAGTCCCGCGCCGGGGCGAGGGCACTTACACTGGAGTCCGGCAAGGGTTCCAGCCAGAGGCATACGCAGGTCCTTGGCAAAACTGCAGCGGCGGAGATCGCCGCAGCGGCACACAAGGCAGCGGAGTCGCCTCGGAGATCCCCCAAGGGGGACTCCCCGGTAGCGGCAAAGCCCAAGGGCTCACCGCAACCCCCCAAGAAGAAGGGGGGCTCAGACGCTTCCAAGAGGAAGCCTGGGCCGGGTTCTACGGCACCGGTCACACCCCAGACCATGGAGTGGATCGCTGCTGTAAGGCCCTCGCTGCCCTCCGTGCATACGGTGCTGGAGGGAGTGCGCGAGGATCAACTGACCGAGAGGATCTCCCATTGGGAGGCCTCATGCGCCAAGTTGAAGGCGGCCGCCGAGTCCCAGCGGGATCCGGCCAAGCGCGAGCTGCTCATGAAGCGGCATCAGGCTTTGCTCTCGGGCAAGCCTACGCGTGGCCTCCTCGTGGGGCCGGTGCTGAGCGAGATTCTCTCGCTTTTCACTGCGCCCGAGCTGCAGGACGTGGTTTCCCTTGTGCGCCTCCGGATGAGCTCCGAGCGCAAGTGAGGGACACAGTCGGGGCGATGTACCTCGAGACCGACGTTCCGCAAGGCCTGGTGGACCCCCTTCCGGGGGACATCCGGGCTTGGGCGCTCTCGCTAATCACACACGATGTGGTGGCGAAAGCTAGCCCCGGCTACCCCCTGAGCACGACCTACAAGTGCAACGGGGATGTGCCACCCGAAGTCTGGGCCATTGTGGCCGACGTCGTGGTGATGCGCATGGCGCTTCTCAGCCACTTGAGTGAGGAGGGTTGGGTGTTTGACGACACCCCTGCCGCCTGCCAGTTTCTGGTGGCGGTAGGCGCCACGGACCCTGTGAAGCTGTTCATCAAGAACGAGCCTCACACGGCCAAGAAGCTCGAACGAAAGGGTTATCGCCTGATCTCGAGCGTCTCGGTGGCCGACCAGATTGTGAGCCGCATGCTGCACGGCAAGCTCAACACTCTGGAGATCCGGAACTTCGCCAAGTTGCCGTCTCAACCAGGAATGGGCCTGGAGGACAGTGACTTCGCGCGCATGGCGGGCTGGATCACAGGCGAGCCTTTGGTGTCAACTGACATCTCTGGCTTCGACTGGAACGTGACTTCCTGGATGCTGGAGGATGAGGCGCAGGTGCGCTGCAAGCTCTACCAGCTCTCGGAGGGTCACAAGGCGCGGCGCCTAATCTTGGGCCGCGCTCGCGCACTCGCGCACTCGGTGTTCGTCCTGTCGGACGGCACCATGTACGCCCAGTGCGTGCCCGGGCTGCAGAAGTCCGGGGATTACACCACCTCGTCCACCAACAGCCGGATCATGGCGATGCTGTTGGCCCACAGTGGTGCCACAAAGATGTGGTGCATGGGTGACGACGCTGTCAGCGTCGGCACGGACGAGAGCAAGCTGCGCGAGC